TTCATTTGAACAGGAAATTCTTGAGCATATTAGATTGGTGAATATACTTTCTCCAGAGCCTCCCGATCCAGATTTTAATATTAAAAATATGCAACGTAGGGTAAAACCCCCTCACTTCTCTAGAGGGGCGCAACTTAGAAAATGGGGGATACAAACGGTTGATAAAAGCGATCTATGGAAGTCTGTAGGACAACCCCTTGACCCAATACCTAGGGACAGCGGCCCCCGCAGGTTCGGGCAGGACACATACCCAGGAGATCCTGCGCCTCTGCCAGCCATAAAGGGCCGTGACTGGGTAGCTCTTCAAGATTATTACGCCGAGAGATTAAAAGCTATCTTAGATAAACAAACATTAGGAGGATCTAACCGACTTTTTTATATAGCTTTTGGCATTGGAACTGATTTTAGCGAATGGGCAGGACCGATGACTTGCACTCTAGCCGGTATTAGATTAGATGCTAATTCAGAAGAAGTTAGAAAATTTACATTAAAATTTATACCATCGGTGGATCATGCCTCGGCTTTTAAATCAGGTCTTGGTGGTGTTAGACCTTCTTTAGAAAGACTATTTAAAAAAGGGGGAGAAGGCGCATTAAAATATATAGGAGAATCTTTTAAGATATCTGATTATCCTTCGGAAGCATACTATCAAGACCCACTGATGTCATCGGATCCTCAGGGCAAGAAATTTAATTTTCTAAGAAAAGTATGGTCAAAACGTCCTGAGGTAAGGATCAAGAGTGGACGAACATTGGCCGGGTACGAGATGCCAGATGAGACAGTAGCAATAGAAGATTCATTCTTACCTCATATTGAATCTTCAAAAGGTATTGATTTTGATTTTCATGCAATAATAGAAGATTGTTTCAATGATTATTTACAAAAGGTTACTACTACGGAAGGCAATGTAATAACTTTAATCCCTAACGTTAATATTTCTCATAAAAAGTTTATTACTAAAAAAAGGGATGAAGAACTTTCAAAATTTAATAAGGAAATTCAAGAACTTCAAAACAACGTACTTTTGGCACAAGGAAAACGTGGAATGGGATCCGCCCTGACCCCTTCACAGCGAGAAGCTCTTAAGCACCCAAAAGGTGGCAAGAGCAAAGCTAGAGAAAGAATAGATACTGCGGCTGACAGATCCGCTAAATTTATTGAAAATCCCTACTGGAGCAAAAAAGGATATGTTAGGAGTGTCTTGCGGGAGTTTAGTATAGACCTTGTAGACTCCCATAGCGGCATGTTCGGTCCCCAACTGCCGGGAGAGTCCCGGCCAGCGTTTACTCGTTATACACCTAATAGCTCCGTGCTAAATTTAGAATCTTTGGGTACCTTGCCTGTTGAATCAGTAGCAACTTTTAGTGTTAAATATGATGATATTTATCCATCATGGTCCTACATTGAAAACAATAGACATGATTTTCCATTATATGCATTGCCTGTGCAACTACTGATGAAAGGTTTAAATAAAGCTGATGATCGCAAAAAATTTAAAATTGTTACCTTAATGGAGACTAATACAAAAATACTAAATTTTTGGTACAAGCAGGGGCTTATCAAGTTACCCAAGCCTACTCTTATATTTGGGGATTTACAAATAATTAAGGATTTTTTGTATGGCAAGCTTAATATACTTAGCAAATCTTTTGAGCAACTTAAACTAAAGGGAGACATAAAAGAAGCGAAATATTTGCATCCCGATGATCAAAAAATATTGTTGCATCCATCTTATATGAAAGGGATATCCACTATTCTAAGGCGAAAACCAAATTTATTTTTTACTACGCTAGAAGACATGGATAATTTTATGTTTACAGATAAAGAACTAAAAAAGAATCTTGATACCTTAGGAAATCTAGCACAAATTCCAATTTTTAAAGCCTATACAAAAAATGGAAATGTTTTATCAACAAAATTAAAAGTAGATGAAAGCTATCTGGCTTTTGCAAAACTGTCGCCCCAAGCAGAGTCTTTGAGCACGACTAATAATAGACTTTATGGTACATTAGGAAATCAAGCAGCATTTTTAGAATTTTTACCAGAAGTAATTGTGGCTATTGAAGAATGGATTCAAAATCCACCTTTAGAAGATTCAGCGGCATCTGAAAGCTTCGCGTCTAAGGAAAGTGGACGAAGAGGCATTATGGCAACCCGTAAGACACTGAATCCTGGTAAAAGTAAGGCAGATCTCGTTCACCCTGGTGAAAGTCGCCAATTCGAAAATGTAAATTTAACAGTTGGTTGGGACAACCATGTGAGAAATCTTAAAATAAAATTAAATGACATTCTGGATAGCTTTGATAATAAAAATGATCTCATCGCTACAATATTAGCAATATATGAAATTAATACGAAAGAATCCAATAGACCAACACTTAAGGTGGATGATGATGCAGATGCAATGTCTCAGTTAATAAATTTATTTGATTCTTTATACAGTTATGCTTATCAATTAAGTATAAAGACTTATCCTAATTTTTCTTTATCTATGGATAGTGATGTTTTAGCTACCCCATGTGTACTTTTGTCCCAAACTCCACATATAAAATCATCAACAACTCCTGCGTCCTCCCCAGCACATTTTGACAAACTTTTAACGGGGGTATATTCTATAATAGGATTTAAACACGTTTTATCTAGAGGCGCGGTACTCTCAGAATTTCGAATAAATAAAAGTATATCTGGAAATTTAAATAAAAATGATATTGTACCTCCAACTCCTGAATCTGAAAGTTCTGAGCCTTGGTATAGAGGGAAGCGTCATGGGGAAATTCCTCTGGGATATGGCGAGCACCAGAAGGCAGGAAAGCGTTGGCTAGGAGCGAACGATAAGTGGGAGGGGGGTTTACCACCAAAATGAAAGTTTATAGAGCATGGGTAGCAGATACACTTGATGTGAATAGATCTGGGATTATTAGTGTTTATTGTCCCGATGTAGATGAGAGTAGGACTTTTGATGTTCGATATACTTCTCCCTATGTGGTAGCTGGTGAAGGGGGGATGGTTGCAATACCAGGAATAGATACGGAAATATTTATTTTCAAACCTGATGGGAAGGTTGCAGAGGATGATTGGTTTTACATGAGTTCAGTATCTAGGAAGTATGACTCCGATACCCCAGCCCTCCCAGAAGTATCATTGGGAGAAAGTGTGTATACTAGTCAAAAATTAAGACCAGAAGCAATTGTGATAAAGGATCCCAGAGGAAACCAATTAACTTTATCTCAAAAAACTAGTGATGAGCAATCCATGACAAAAGCAGAATTAAAAACTGCTTTCGGCAAGAGCATTACTATGGTTGATAATGTCCATAATGATAAGATTGTTATAAGTAATGAACATGGAGACAGATTTCTTCTTACTTCTGAGGGACATGGTTCAAGGCCTTCTAGGTCTGCTCAGATAAAGACCTATGGCCGTCAACAATATGTGTCTACAAATGCTGGAGTACACACTATAGCCAAGGGAGGAGAGATAAACATATTAAATGAAACTGGGGCTGATAGCAAAGCATGGCCTGATTGGAATGAAGACAAATCCGTCGAAGAGAATGAGAGTATGGGGGCTGAGAAAGATTACAATGATGAGCAATATGGAAATATAAATGTAAAGAGCAAGTTTAGAGATATAAACTTAATTGCTAATGAAGGTAGGATATTTCTTGATGCTCATTGTAGTGCCATCGCTTCTTCAGTAAATCTTCCCAAAGAAACTCCAGGTTTTATACAGATCGATAGTGGAAAATCTATTACTATATGGGCGGATACTACTATTAATATTAAGTCTGGAAAAGACCTAAATATAATGTCTGGAGGTGCGATTCGTATGCAAGCAAAAAAACAAATAACTATGCATTCTGATGAAAATGTATTAATTGATGGTGCTGAGATTCATCTCGCTCCACCAGGAGGTATAAATCCAAAATTAAATCTTGAAAAAGAAACTAACCATTACGGAGATTAATTATCGCAACTTTTGATGTAGAAACATTTGCTAGGATAACAGGTGGGGGAGACCTCGCTAGAGCTATTCCTACGTCTTTTGGTATGCCCGGTTGTATGATAGAACTTACAAGGAGGGGGTTATCGAAAATATTACCATCTTCAACTCTGGTTGATATGTTGAAAGTGACTAAAAAAGCTAAAAATGATGCTAATAGCCATCTTCATGAGGCAACTGATTGGTTATTAGGTTGGTCAGGATTAGTGGAATTCGATGAGAAAGATGGGTCTTTCACTTTCATATCTGAAGCATCCTGGTGGAATGATGACAATGATACGGCGCAACAAATAGCTGACATTGGAGCTTGGCTCGCTTATGGAGCAAAGTATACTACTACGATGTACAAGAATATAGATGCAGCTGTCAAGGAAGTTGAGGATGCAAAAGAATGTCTTAGCAATTACAAAAAAACGCTCGATATGCAGAAGGGGGAATCATCGGACACAGTAATTTATGATCCTAAACTTTCTCCCGCCCAGAAAGAGGCACATTTTGACGCAAGAGTCGCAGCCCACAAAAAAAGATACGAAAAAATATTAAAACAAAAAAAACTTATAGAGCAAGCAGAGACAGCCATTATGGAGGTCCTGCGTAAGAGGGCGGCTGGGCTGCTTGAGGAACCTGTTTTTCAAAATGACGAAGAAATCCTTGCTAATACTAGTTTTGAATCCCAAATGCAAAAACATATTGATGCAGAGGAGGAAAAGGAAGAAATTATCAGATTAGTTTTTGGACCTCCCAAATCGAAGGAAGGACAATTCCTTCTCTCTGTAGATGGTTTATATTATGATTCCCAGACTAGCGAGGGGATACAGCCAGTTCTTTCAGAGCTTGAGGACAGGCAAAAAAACATAAAAGAAGAAGACAGGTGGAAGCTTGAGCACGACCCCAACTTAGGTGGCAGGGGAGTTCAGATCTCCTCTAAAGAGGTAGAAAATTATGTAAACACTCTTTTTGATCCAGATGTAACTGATGAGAGTTCAAACATACAGGGTCATTATGATAAAGACCATTTTCTATTAACTTTAATTTCACAAAAAGAATCACATATATTAGATCTATCCGCTAACGTAAATCAGCTAGAACTATCAGGAGCGTCTACAGCTATAGTAACGAATACAAGGCAATCTATTCTTTCAGAAATTGCCCTACATGATGCAAAAATCAGAAAAAGAAAAAAGCAAATAGAGATTGCTATTAAGGCTCCTCGTCTCTACGGAAGTACTACCATCTATGATAAGGGGCAAGTACCTATAAATGATTTCTCTTATTTACAGGATGTAAATTTGGCTATTGATATAGACAAGCAAAGAAGACTTGTTTTAGATCAATCAGATGTAACAGGGGTAGTTCTTCCGTTGAAACCCAAATTTGTAGTTAATCCAGGAAATCAGAATCATACATCAATAGATCATTTGTTAATTCCTGAGATAGGTACAGGTGGTTTTCTCACTACTGCTTCTGGAGTTGACGCATCAGGAGGAACTACCCTAAGTATAACGAACCCCATAGTAACAGATGGTCTTATCGCTGTTTATAATTTCTTAAATTCTAGAGTTGAAATCGCTCCCTCCTCAACAGAGTTCCGTGTTCTTAATTGTGCATCACCAGATGATCGTAACAATGCTCAACTTGTAGCACCTGACGCAAGTTGCGTCTTCCCTTCAGGACTAGGATTGCCATATCTAAAGGGAGTTGCTAGTCTTAAGACAGTAACTTCATACACAGATAGCGCAGATATATCTGCTCTTGGAAATTATGTAAGATTACCAGATACGGAGGAGTTCCAGGACTGGACATACTCAACTAAGGGATTTACTTTTGAAACCTGGACTCATATTCCAACGCTCAGTAGTGTAACAGATTGGACTAATGATGTATCAGCCCAGTATAGATTGTTATTGTCCTGTGAAAATACAGGATTAGTATCATCTGTTGATGCTCAAAATGATGTTAACAGGTTAACCCCTGATTTTGGAGATTCAGTTGCTAGGGGAATGATGATTGGATTTACCACAGATAAAAGAATATCATTAGGGGAAGATCCTACTAATTTTAGAGTTGACGCGAAAAGTGCTATCAATCTCCCAGCATCAGCTATGTCATTCTTTATTGCGCCAACTCAGGCGAAGAATGCCTCGTCTATAGGTTTAATAAATAACTCAACAACGGGGGAGTGTGCTAGCGCAGCAGGATGGTATGGGCTTTCTTTAAATACCAGTACTGTTGGTGAGAATGATACTTATTTCAATCATGTATGTAGCGCATTTATGTTGATTACGGTTTCAGTAGATGTTCCTAATGATAAAGTTAGTGTATTCTTAAATGGTAATTTAATGACTACTGCTAATATAAATACAGTTTTTGGGGTCCCAGAGAAAACTCCACCGAATCTTCCTTCCTTCTTGAAAGCAAATAGTTTTAAGTATACCTCGTCCTCAGTGAACGAAGATGCTCCTGAGCAATTAAAAACTGGGCCTTCTACAAATGACTTCTTTACTCCATGGATTATTGGAGGAGGGTGGACTGACGGAATGGTCCGAAATCCCAATACTGGGGTATCAGTTGGGAACTTTATGGGAGAAAATTATGGAGGATTCCGTAGTGGATTAGATGGATTTATAGGAAGTACTAAATTTTACAACAAACCACTAGAACAAGTTGAAGTAAGAAAGAATTATGATGGGCAAAAATCTTTTTTCAATAATATTCAAATTACAGTACAATAGGATATACAATGGTTAAACCTACTACAACTACTACTTATGGTGTCTTAGATACCTCCCACAAGAAAGCATCTGCATCTCATGTGGGTAAATCTTTTGGTCTTGCTTTTCCCACAGGAAAAAAAGTAGAGAAAGGGTTCTTTCAGAAAGAATCTGGATTGACGTTAGTAAAAGGTAATTTAAAACAACTATTGCAGACTGAAAGAGGAGAAAGAGCGATGTCTAACTTCGGTGTGTCACTCAAAAAATATCTTTTCGAGCCTATGGACCAAATCACTTTTAGGAGAATATCATCCGAGGTTACTTATCAGGTAGGAAAGTATTTACCCGAAGTCGAGATTTTGAAATTAAATGTCCGTCCCCTAGATAAGTATGGGAGTGAGGGATACCAAGGCATAAGAATAGTTCTTATAGGCAGAATGAAAGACGCACTTGGCTCAAATTTTGATGTAAAGGTGGATATAGCATAAATGGTTACTTTTTCTGGGACTGTAGAATCTGATTTTATGAAGTCAGTGGCAACTGAAGATGCTAGAAAGCCATCTTTAATAAATTTCGCAGCTACTGATTTTACAACCCTCACAAATTCTCTTGTAGATTACATAAAAGCTGTATACCCATTAGACTATCATAATTTCGCAGAATCTGATTTGGGAGTTATGTTAATAGAACTTGTGGCTTATATGGGCTCCGTAATGTCTTTAAAAGCCGATATGCTTGCAAATGAAAATTTTCTCCGTACTTCTAGGAAAAGAAAAAGTATTAAAAAACTATTAGAACTTATCGGAGTAAGAATGAAAGGCCCAATTTCTTCTGCTGCGAATGCTAAAATTACTTTGGGTTTGGCTCCCTGGAAGGATACTGGTGGCGAGGAGTTATCCATTCTTCCTGCCAATAGAACTTTCACAACAACCTCACCAGAAGATGGTGGAATACTGACATATACTTTATACAAAGTTTTGCCTACAGGTATAGTAGATATGCCCAACTCTACAGGAAATATTACTCTATACGGCAATGAAGCAAGCGGTTCTACATCAGGAACTTTTGAAAATATAACTTTATTGGAGGGGGTGCTTACAGTTGAAGAAGGTATTTTTACTACTACCCAATCAGTTAAAACCATATCTTTAACTAACGCACCAGTTGTTGAAGGGAGTGTAGAAGTTTATGTTAATGGAGATTCTACTACTAGTGGAGCTTATAAACCAGTTGATAATGTATTCTTTGCTTCTGGGCCTTCAGATAAGGTATTCCAAATAGTATACGATGAATCCTACGGGGCTGCTGTAGTGTTTGGAGATAATACTTTAGGTGTTTCTCCTGCTACAGGGGATACCTATACGGTTCTATACAGAGTTGGTGGGGGGAGTAGAGGTAATATAGCTAATGAGGTAATTAATGCTATAGTTACTACAACATCTGGGAGCACTGATGTTGTAGGGGTCTTAGAGAATACCTCCCAAGGTACGGGAGGGACTGACGCAGAAACTTTGGCTCATGCCAAGAAATATGCCCCCTTGAACTTTAGAAGGCAGGATAGATTGGTAACTCTCCAAGATATCAAAGCTTTTTCAAATAGCTACGTTGGAAAGTATGGGTCAACCGGAAAGACCACAGCCGCAACTAGAAAAGCATTCTCTTCAGCAAATATTATTGATGTTTACGTATTAGAAAAAGCGTCGGATTTTCAATTAAGACGAGCTACGCCTATGTTCAAATATGAACTCTTACAGAATATGAATGATAAAAAGATGATTACTGATGAAATAGTAGTTGTCGATGGGCTAATCAGAACATTAGATCTTGTGGTATCACTTAGAATAGATAAAGAACTTTTAACAAACCAGGAGGGGGTAAAAGTTAGAGCTAGAGATATTGTTTTGGATTACTTTAAAGTTGATAGTAATGATTTCGGAAAACCTTTTATTCCAGAAGAATTGAATAGGAGAATATTTGATATAGATGAAATTAGATACTCTACAATAGATAATGTCCCCTCTGTTATAAAAGTTGAGTATAACGAAATAATACAACTTAACAATCTTTCAATTAATATTATTCCGGTCTAATGACATCACAGGATTTTAATCCCCAGAAAAAGAAATACACAAAATCCAATTACGTAGAAGTACTTGAGATTTTAACTCCAGAAGTGTATATGACTGAGGATCTGGCTCTAAGCGGTCCTGGGATTAATCCTGTCTCACAACTTATCAACTCGCATATCAGAGCATGCAATAATATATCTAGCATAATTTATGTATCTTCCCTTCCAAAAGTTCCTCACCTCTCTGCTATGCATAATATTTCTGGATTCGCTCCTTATTTTGTAAAGCAGAATAGGCTTTCCAGGTTAACCCCAACGCAATTTGAAGATAAGATACTTTTTCCTCTAGGTAGATCTCTTAAAGACTTTGAAACTAGTGCTGCATTCAAGAGTTACTTAGAAGATAGTCTTTTTTCTTCTATCTCTTTGAATACTCCTACAACTACCTTTACGGGTCAAGATGATTCTAATTCTTCTTCCACCCATAAGTATTTGATAGATAATTTAAATTGGATATACTTCTTAAATACTAGTGGGCGAGATATTGGTGTTGATGGGGCAGCAGGGTTTAATTTAAATCCGTCTACTATAGCTATACATCTCTTAGTTAGCAAAACTTATAGAGGACTAACTTTAGAAACTAGTGACTTCGTAAAAGCTTTCCAAGAGTTTGTGTGGGAAAATTATGAGACCTGTGCGGCATTTAGCGGGATTGATATTCTTCCTGGTGAGTATTCAACATCCACCAATATATCCAGTGTTTCTAGCTCCTACACCAGTGGAACTCAACAGCTGGATAAAATTAAAACTCTCATTGATGTAGTTTATTCCCCGCACCATACAGACAGACATGATGAGAAAGTGGTGGGGGCTATTGATAATTATCTAAGCTTATCAACCACCCTAACTGATGAAACTCCTAGAGGCCCATTTTATAATTTACTAAGAGCATTTAGTTACTCTTTCGCAGACATTAATAATGATATAGGCACTATAGAAACTCTTAATGATATAGAGCAGTGTCCTGATGAATATCTTGAACTTTTGGCTGATTTGATAGGGTGGAAATTATTTGGTAGCGATCCCTCTAGGTGGAGATTACAACTGATAAATGCAGTTGAAGTTTACAAAAGGGCAGGAACAAAAAATTCAATTCAGTTTGCACTTGATTCCCTTTTTGCCAAGGACGCATTTTCGTTATCTTCGAATATTTATGAAATGTGGGAATCCTATATTCCCAATTTAATGCTTTATGCTATTGCTACGGAATCTTCCTCGTTCTCTAATTTCGAAAATTATGAAGTTACGAAAAAAGCCATGGGGAATGCATGGCCCTGGGTAATGAAGGATAAAGACAACAGCATGGAGCAGAATATGCGACTGGCTGTTGATCATATCATGCTTACTTTAGTTAGTGGCTATCCTGATCATTTTTCTATTGGACAAGAGCCATTTCCATTAGGTACTAAAGATTTTACTTTTAATTATAGAGGAAGAAACTTCCCTATTCCTCCGTGGGAAGAGATGTCCTATTATATGAATTCTGAAGTAACAGAATCCATTGTAAAGAAAATTGTAGATCAGCTTGCATGCTATGGGGTGAGGGCAGCATTCGCTCTGGAGGTAGGAGATTATATTAGAGATAATTCCCTAAGAGCGGGTTTAACTTCTTCTTCAACAGCAACCGATAATATTAGGGAGGGAAATAAGTGGTTAATGTTTACTTCCGAAGCGAGTGTTCCACCAAATTGGAATACCGTTCTCAAGGATATCTCTACTAACAGGGAAGAATTCTTATCTTTATGGAGTGGAAAATCTTCTCACTTTAAAGTTATACTCTCGGCCAATGATTTTGATTTTAATAAAAAGAACTTAGATATAGATTCAAAAGATGCTTTATTCGGTGCAATCAGGATTTTAAAAGAATTCTCCCCAGCCCATTCTATTCCAGATGTAAAACTCATTGTTTCGGAAGATAATGAATTTAATACTAGTCGATTAGACGACAAATCTTATATAGGATTAGGAAATCAAGAGACCTATAATCTCTCCTCAGACACAACAGTACCAGGAATAGGGATGATAGCGGGGGGACTTGCTAGATATACTACCTGCGGACTCAGTATGAATGGGTGGCGAAGGCCTGGGACTTGGGCAAATTTGAGCCCTTTTAGTAGGGAAGACGTTAACAGTATAAGCGATGGTTTAATAAATGCAAGTGCTACCTACGTTGCTGATGTCCCAAGAAATGCTCTACGAAGAAGAGATTTTAAATACTCTCTTCCAACAGAAGGACTTTACGATAGAGGGGGATTTAACAGCCCTCAATTTTGGAATTCCAATCCTTCTTCACACACTTTAGAAACTTCATATACATCATCTCTTGGAGAACTACCTTTAGGATTAATCCCCTCTTCTGGGAAATTTCATGGAATTCACGATTATAAGAATATCCCAGATGTGTATAGTATGTGTCAAACTAGGGATAATGTGCTATCGTCTTTCTCTGGAGCCCCAGTGAGCGCGACCTATCCATGCAGGGGGGCAAGTAGCTGGGCTGATTTACGCGACTCTTCTGGAACGTACTACGTAGATAGAGGGCAGTTGGATCCTTTCTTGGCTGTAATACACAGCATGGAAGAAAGAAAGAAAATTCTTTTAGCACAAGCGATAATTGAAGATAATATATCAGGATACAATTCTGAATTTGACTGGAGAAACGTATCAGGTAGTTATGCGAATTCCGCCACTGTATCAGGAAATTGGTTTCCTTCGGGCTCTAAAGATCTTGAAAGGTATGGTTTTGGAAGGGGGATTCATAAGTTATATAATGACTACACCAGAACTTTTAATAGACATAGACTAAGGCCTGATATATGGGATTTAGAAGGGCCTACTATATTTGCTCATACCTTTGGATCTATACTTAGAAATTCAAGTTTTGATAAATACGGAGCAGCATATAGCAATTTCCCTGTGGTTGTGGCTTCATCTATTGCTACAGTAAGTGCCCATGCATTGGCTAGCCCTAGTGGGGTGTTTAATCCTAATGAATTCACTGCATACGGAACTTATATCGCTTCCACTACTGCTGAAGCAGTTGTGTCAGGTGTGCATAGTCCTAGCACAGTAGAACTTCGAAATGCAAATATTGTAAGTGGGATGGAATTTATTCATACCTCCGCTCCAGGAAGTATACTTACTGAAAATAGTTTTACTGTTTTTAATATAGATCCTAGTTATAAAAAAGAGGAAGAAGAAAACTTTGCGATAAATAATCCTCTAATAAAAATTAAATGCGTAGGTAATGGATTGTCTAGGATAAAATTTGATATGAAAACCTATGTAAATCCTCTTGGAGAATTATATCCTAGAACTGATAATTTGCTTGTCCCAGATCATGAATTTGAGATTAAAATTAACTCATTATCTTGTGACGAAGAGGGAAGTCGATTAGGAGAAGCCATGTTCGGTGCTTGGATTCACACAGCCCCAGAAAACGATTATATGTGGTCATGGATGCCTTTTGATTCTATAACTAGGAGTGGAGAGAGATGGGTGCGACATCATGTTTCAGAGATCACTAAATCATTTGTACTAGACACTCTAGCTCATAATCTCACCTATGAGCACAAGGAAAGAGATATTAGAGATCCTAGTGATCCTGACAAGGGACAATGCATAGATTTTAATTCTCCAGAGAATCCTAATGAAAATATTCCACTAATTCTCAGCTTTAAGAAGAAAGAATTTGAAAAACACTCAATAAAATTTAACACCCTTAATTCACTAATACGGATTCCAGGAGATTATCATAAAAAGTCTGGTCTGCTTCATCGACAAGATCAGAACTATGTGTTTGAGTTCTTTATGCGTCCTGATAATATAATGCCCCCTAGATTTATTTTAATGGATAATATAAATTTAGTGGACACAACATACAGAAAATGGGCAAGCCTGCAAGTATCTGGGGATCTTCGTACCGCTCTAAATAAATATGAAGTAACTGAAATATTTAAACACTTTAATAATATAGCGGGTGCTAATTTTAGAACTAATTTTGCGACCAGGGTGGCGGCAAATTCCGCGTCTTCTATGGGAGGCGGATTTACCACCAGCGGCGGTAGCAGAGCTAACTATAGGGTGCATCCCTCTTTGTTTGGAGATGCTAAAGAATTAACTACAGGAAATTATGAAAATTTAGAATTTGTGAATTAATATGAGAGGTATAGTAGAGGTAACACGAATAATTGGAGGAGAACAAGAGGTAATAGAAAACTCTTCCAATATGATTGTAGACAAGGCAGGAGAACTTATTGTAGATGCTCTTACTATTACTCCAAGTTTGTCTGGAATCGCCTCTGCGAGCGCAATATTAGATACCTCGAATTATACTATTAGGGCAATTTCTTTTGGAAAAGATGCGTCTGGATATTTAAATCATGCCCATGAGCCAGGGCCTAGAGCTATAGAAGCAACATCCTCTGCTGATAGAGTTCTCAGAGTAGTTTCTTATGAGGCCAGCACTGCCTTGTATGGAGTCAGTAGTTATCACTCAGCCCCTTCGGCAACATCAGCTATTATAAAGTTTAATGAGATTTCTAGTTTAGGAGTATCAGCAGGAACTCGTTATTATCTCTTGCCAGAGGCTCCTAGTCCTATGCAAACTAGGTTAGAAACAAAGTCAACTGCTATAGCACCTGATAAAGGACTCTCAGGATATGACTTAGGGCATAACTTAAATATGTTAAATCTTTCTTCAGTCGTTGTTGGGAGAGTGCTAGGTGAAACTGTTAGTGGGACATCTTCGTTCGCTGGGTGTTACGCTCCGTCGAGTGGGGTTGACTGGGCTATTTTGTCTAGTGCAGAGGCTACCGCAACTCCTGTGGTGACTGGGAATTTCAAAGGTCTTTTCAATACGTGTGGGACTATGGACTTATTCGGACATATCGGAGTAGCAAAAGATGCCTCTAGCGCACACCTGGGGCGTACTCACCTGGGTCCTTTTTTACAACAAACTTCTGGTCTAATATTTTCAGCTGCGGATAACTTTTCTTCTACGGGGAGAGTAGATTATGCAACGTGTCTCTCTGGTGGAGATGCGGGATGTGCAGGTTTGTATGGGGGTATATATAATATAGGATTATGGGCCTTTGATATGAAGGCTATGTTGAAGAAGGGCAAAACTCCTCCGTATACGTTTAGTTCTACGGCAGGAGCAGATTCTTTTGATGATATACTTTCATATAAATTATTTGCTAGAAAGACTTTTACAAGGGATATTACATATATAAGAGACTACGGATCTTCTTCTGGGTATTTTAATTACTATGGATCTAGAATTGAAAGTCTTATCCCTAACCTTTTGATCAAATGGGGTATATATTTTTAAATGAACTTTATAGAAGATTTAAGAGTGACTGGACATCTTCAAGTTGCTAAATTGTATAGCAATGGCAGCGAGGAGATAATATATGACAATCACAACGTGATAGTCTCAGGGATGAGTGTGGGGTTAAGTTATCTCTTTACTCTGTCTGGTTCTAAGAATATTACAGATTTCCAATTAGATAGATTTCAATTGGGAGTTTCCGCTCCTCCGACTGGTGGCGTTGTAAGTTCTATATATCAATTGAGTGGTCCACTTTCTAGTTTCCAAGAGTATGGGGGAAATAGTGCAGGGTTGAGATTGGTGTCTGGCACACAAATTAAAAATGGGAGCGTTGCAGATGAACATGCTTTTGCATACATTCCATTTAGTAATGTTACTAGAATAGATGATTCCACTGTTAGATACACTATGATAATAGATAAGGATTCTTGTAATAATATTACAAGACCAGCGGGTGCAGCAGGGACAGTTGATCGCGCCCTAAATGAGATAGGTTTATTTATGAAAAATCCACGAGGTGCAAGTAAAACACAATCAATACTTGTAGCCTATAGACAATTTACTGATATTATTAAAACATCAGATTTTGCACTAGTTTTCCGTTGGACAATTGCTTTCTAATGTTTGATCCTGGTGATATTTATACTTTTTCTGGCGCAGTAGCACTGCGAGATTCTTGGACGGATAAGGTGACTAAGTTTGACACTAGTTCATTTTATCATTGGGAGCAAGATAATGAGCCTCTATACGATCTTGATGAAAGAACTTATCAGAACTGGGAACAGTTGGGGTTTCCAACCTCCGCAGTGCCAGGGTTAGCACTAACCGTTTCTGGAGGTGCTGTCGGGACGGTGCAGGACGAAATTACTCCTACCAAACCAAATGTATTTGTCTCTGTAAGCGCAGCGATTGAAGCTCTACCTAAGGTCATTAGATTTCCTGTAATAATAGAAGTAGCTAATTACGGGGATCTTGGAGAATTAAATCTTGATAACATAACAATAGGTCATGGTGGATCATTAGAAATTATAAATAGAAATTTTGCTAAGGTCTATACGACTTCCGCTTTTATTATTACTTCCGAAGCTAAAGGATATGGAAATATCTTAAGCGGGATATCAAGCCTTGATCTTAGTAACACCCTTACTGCCGCATCTGCGCTAGACATCAGTTGTCCCGTATTGAGTGGCGCTGCCGATACTAGGGTTGCAGGAAATTTCAGATCAATATTCCAAGCCCCTGGATATAAGATGGAAGGTGAGCAGACTAATAGGTTAGCTGTTAGTTTGGCAGACCCCAATATCCGATCCTCCCAGCCTGTTCAGGTTGGAGGTGCGAATTGCTTTAAATTCGCTCCGTATGAGTTAAGCCCCTTCGGTGAAGATTTGGTTACAGGAGGAGATTGCAGTTCTCTCAATGAAGTTACAAATGAAAATCTTTTTAGAAGAAATGTTCCTACTAATGCTACCTCCGCAATGGGTCTTGTATATGGAAATTATTTATCTTCTATTAGGGTTCAAAATTGCGATGGTCCAATCTATTTAAGAAACTTTTTTGTCCAGGGAAGAACAGCAGAAGCTCTCAAACATGAAGTTGGAGTTAGAATTGCAAATACTAATAATTTGCTAATAGAGAACACAGGGGCTGTTGGGTTTTCTGATGCTGGATTTGATATTGTGGATTCTGATGTTATCATTACAAGAGGAATCGCTGCGTATAGAAACTACGGTCTTGCAGGAGGAGAAAGAGTTATAGGAGATTGGAATTCCCTATCTGCTGTAGATAACATAAACTCCCCCAGTGGAGTGGGGCTGCGAGCTACAAATAGTTTACTAAATTTCAGTTCAACATTAGATAGAGAGCCTGCTGGTGCTAGTGCGGTAGATTTCTTAATTAATTTCTCTAGGAATAATATAGGTGTTGAATTAAATAACTCTATCCTTAAGGGAGGAATAAAGAGATTTACTAATACAGTAGAATACCAAGCTACGCAGTTTATGACTGAACTAAATGTTGAAGCAGGTATAAAGGCTACTAATTCCCATATTAATTTGGATGGTAGACTTCAAGCATATAATAATGGAAATGGTTTAATATTAGATAATTCTAAAGTTGAACTTGATGAATTTACAATAGAGAATAATCAAAGAAAAGGTATTATTGCTAGAAACTCTGAAATATTTTATAACAAAAATAAAACTAAATATGGTTCTACCAATATAAATCAATTTGAATTCTCTGGTAATGGGCAACATTTAGTTTTGGATAAGGGATCTTCATTTGTTCCTGTTAATACTTCTTCTATGCCTGACAATATAGGAATTACGTACTTCCGTAAGTCCCATGGAATTAACACTCCAATTCAGTTAGGAGATGAAGGCGCGGAGCCTTTCACAAGTAAAACATGGCTTCCTGCAATTAGCATTGATGGAGGATCAAAGGGAGTATTTGTTCACTCTCGAATTGATAGAGAAGGAGTTCACGTAATTACTGGGACTGGGGCTGGAGAAGCTGTATACGGGGCTGCTATTGCAGCAAACAATAATTCCAGAGCAGTGCTCCAGGGATCAAAAACTCAAGCTACTGTGGTAGAGGGTCCTAGAGTGGTGGGCACTCAGTCAACTTCATATGATTATCAAGAGCATAAAGCAGGAGTATACGCTGGGAATAATTCTGAGGTAGAATTTAATGGGCCTACAGTAATTGTGCAGTATGCTATTGATACACTGGCGGAAGATAATTCTGTTATTAACTTTAATCCTCATAAGAATCAATTTGGTGGATTAGATGTTAGTGGTTTTAATTTATGGGATTCTGCAAATCACACCTCCGTTGAGTTGCACAGCACAAGAGCTTGCCTTGTTGCAAATAGAGGATCTATCATCAATATTAAAGATCTTGGAGACTTTGGAGGAAACTGGGATGTGATGGCTAATGGTCATGCTGCGATGGGTGAGTTCCCAGATTACATTACTAGTAGCGTTGCTGAAGGACAAGATACATCGGGCTTTACTTTTGGTGGGTCTATGCAGTTTTATCCTAATCCTAATGATGAAAATCCTTATGGTCGAGACACAGGGAGTGCTAGTGGTGTGGGTATGGGTATAGCATCTCTTGGGGTTGACTCTGTAGGAGGTGCGCCTGGAGCTACTGTTAAGAATGCATTCGCCAAGGGCAGTGCTGGCGGTGATGATCGAGATAGCGATCATAAAGGTAACGACTATAACTGGAATCTTGCAAATTTCTTTGATGATGATTTTAGTATTAATCAAGCAACTACAGCTGATTTCTGGGCTAGCTCCATAACTGCGGGAGGAACCTGCGTCCGTGCTACGGGGGAAAGCAAAGTTAATGTACAGAATGTTCATTTCCCATGCGGTTGGTGGAATACCTCTGGTACGCATTATGATTCCTCTTCGGGCAGTCTCTGTGATTTAATGTTTATTTGGAATATTGCAGATAAATCTTATTTGAATGCTTCTTATTGTTCTGTAAGTGGGGTATATCCACAAGATGCTGGATACTTTGGGCCTAGTGCGGTTTGGAATTTGGGAGATGGAAAAGCTTCTTTTGCTGCCCCATCATCAACTTCTGATACTAGTGCTTTGAGTGTACTAGATTTTTATGGGCTGAGATCTTCACAAAATGATTGGCGTATTAGAACATCACCTGAAGCAGGCCTCCCAGGATCCCTGCCGGAAGTCATTGAGTCTCATCCCTACGGTTTTTCAACCCACGAAAATCAAGGACCGTTTAGGTTGTATGTTTCTGTAGATCCTGCGGCTAATTATTTGTCTAGTATAGCAGAGCCTGGATATCCGCAAGGAAGAAGTGGGTATCAAGCACAGATATTTGCACAAGGATATAATCTATCTGGAATGATGATGGCTAGTGGAACAGTGAGCAGTTTGTATGGTAAGGTATTACAAACAAGCAGTAAGTATCATTCTCGTACTGATTTAGGATTCCCTGCTAATGGGATTCCTGCGCTTGGAACTTCTGGGTTCTATTATAATAAAGATTTTGTAGATCCAGGAACTTACACTAGAATAATGCTTGATGAATCTGCTGCAAATACATTTGCAAACGCTAAAAATGGTGCTATGGGAACTTCAGATAGATCTCAGATATGCACTATTATCCCCACACATACAACCGCAGGAGGGGAATCCTCTTCAGATGAGAATAAGACCGACGGAAGAGGATATAAATCGTCTAACATTTTTGATTTAGGTAGGAGAAATTAATGTCAGATCCAATTTGGGTAGATAGTCAATATAAATTTACTGACCCAGTAAGATATTTTAAAGCGAACGATCCTTATTATTGGGAAGTTGATAATATCCCTCTGAAGCAGATACAAGAAAATGCTTTGTGGTTAAAAGACCAGGTAGCGCCAAAACAAGACCGGCGTGGGCAGCTAACATCAGTTGATAGAAAAGATTTTAATGAGCTTAAGCCTTTTGTTACTGGAGGTAATCATAAGGTTAAGGTAAAGCCTGGAAGATTCACCGCGAGAATTAACGATGTAGGGGCAGGAGGAAATAAAGAAGATTCCAATTGGGCTCATGCAGCAGCAGCAAATAGAGACGATTCTTCCAACGAATTAGCTTCAGTAATGTATACTGAAGAATTCCCATTAAAGTTTTGGTTAGATCAATATGAATGGGGAAATGCGACTGAGGCATTGCATGGTAGCGCGGGAAAAGACCCCTATGGTATAGCCAAATTTAAACAGTACTTGGTTGGTAATGTTCTTAACATGAATGGTCTGGTAGAAAGAGCTTTTACTTTTACTACCATGACCGAAGATTGGCTTCATCGTGATACAAAAACCACTGAAGCTAGTTACAAAGGATTTGATTATTTTGGACATCCGTCAGTTGAACCTTTTCCTATAGCTGATGCTCTTCTGTGGGCAGTTAATGATTCGGCATTTGGTTATGAACTTAGGGAAGCGAGGACACTTGATGGAAATGGTGGATTTCATGATTTACCTCGTTTAGAAAATCATTGGATTAAGTTTTGGAGAGGGGTGTTCCGCACAGCGGTAGTGGATGTTCCTAATGAAATTGAAATTGCAATTCCACCATTTGATCCTAACGATCACTTCTACTTCGCTAGTGGAGTAGATAAAACACATAATAACGCTAATCCAGAGAAAGATAAAACAATAGTAGATGCAGTAACCCAAAGAATTGATCTTCTTTTTGTTTATTCTAAATCTATAGATTCGTCAGAAGCTGATATCGCTAAGTATAAAAATAAAACTAAAACTACAATCACTACACCAATGTTAGGAATTGTTAAGGGTGCTGGGATTGGAATAGATTTTAGAAGTCTTGGAGTCAAGGGAAATGATCGCTCAGCGCAGCAAATGAATTATCCTGCAATTGATTCAGATGGGAATAGTTTGATTCTTGCAAATCCATCTGACGAGCTTGATGCAAATAATGGATTTAAAAATACAAAAGTTAGTATTCACGGGTCATTCCCATCTCCAGACGATCTTATGAATATTTCTCCCTTAATTCATAAAGATCTTAATGAAACACATTATGCTACTATAGGACAAACTGTCCTTCCATTAGCTTATATTGTAGTTAAGAAAGGGGATGAAACTTTAGAAGATAAAGATATAATCGATATACGTCCGTTCTTCCGTACTACAGAGCTTGCTTATAATGAAAGAGCAGGTATTGCTGCTGCGTTCCCGCAGCTATCTTTTGCTAATCCTGCCGTGGGACAAGCTCAGGTCCAGTATGAGATTCTTAAGGTTAAGGATGATCATGATGCTGTAATGAAAGATCATGTGACTGGTATGCATAAAGCTGAAGCGAATTCCCCTCGTATTGTAGCAACAGGTAGAGTTTGGGGAGGTCTGAAATGGGGTCCAGAAGCTTCCATAGAAAATTACTGGTATCATAAAAGAGGAAAAAGTAAAGACTATGCGGGAGCCCGCGAGGCGGCACATAAAGAGATAGGTGTGCCTAATGGAACTATACCCCAAAATCCTTCTTGGGATAAGTCTCGATGGGGGTCGGGTAATAATGTTAGAGGCCTCGGGAAGTACCCTAACGATTATATACAGACTATTTTGCGTTACGGAAGGCCAGCGAGATATACAATGTGGGGTACAGCCTATGCCAATCCCACGGCTGCACAGGGGCCTCATCGCACTGGGCAATTTGGAACTGATTTTTTAGTGGGGGGTAGATACGTTAATTGCCATTTTGTTAAAAAAGTAATACAAATAGGAAATGTGCCTGATTGGGTAAAAGATTTTCAGGTTAATTGTAAATTTGAACATTGCCAACCACTTACCAATAGAGTTTCGTCCATGCAGAACGATCAGGCGGCTGGGTCAGCTGGGATATCAGTTAGTAAAGATATGACTGGGGGACGAGATGGGGGGTGGCACTTTACAATATACGCTCACTGGACAGGGGCAGATATCTTCCCGAATGCTTACAAGGCTGGTAGCGAAGGCGGTTCCGGTCATTTTACGGCCCGATACCAAAATCGTAATTCCGCATCGAGAACTCCTTATTACTATAGAGCGCATTCAGAGCACTTTGCTGGATTTGTAGTTCAAACTAATAATATATTCTGGGAAAGCGGGGGACATAATGGCCGCCATGGCGAGGAAGGGTTCCCTGGAGAGGGAGCTTGCGGGGTTGCACTTTACCCTACTGTGACATATGAGGTTATTGGGCTTCCTGATAAAACTGAGTGGGCAGGACACAGGCAAAACCTTAAACACGGGACTAACTGGATTGATTTAGTGTAATGGCATCCCCCAGATTCAACTGCGGGGAATTTAAGCCTGGAGAGCGAAGAATTAGATGGCCTCCACGAACCTCTAATCTCGGAGGTGGTGGTGGAGGTGGCAGTCGTTGCGGAAAAAGGGGAGGAGGTCCATGTATCGGAGGGCCACCCATTATAATACCACCATACACGGTAGAGTGGACTTGTGTTTGTGATAGTTTATGCGATTCTCAAACATATACAGCATGCGAAAACGCATCTAGCAGAGAGTGTGTGAGAATTTGGGAGACTCAAGGCAGGAAGCACGGCAGAGTTTACAAGAGTGAAGCAGCTTGCAAGGCATCTGGATTTGGGGAGGCTCCTTGCTACATTTGTGGCTGGAAGTGCGTAACAGGAACAAAGGATTGCCCAAATTCGCCACCTGTTATTAGTAGAAAATGCGAAGAATGTTCTCCTAAAAAGTTTCAATTTGATTGCGCCTTTAAACATTTATCTGATTGTGTACAATCTCCATGTGAGGATGATGAGTGTGGGAGGGGAGGTCCTTCAGATCCTGGTTGGAGATGCGAGTACTCATCTGGAGGGGGAGTTCCTGAGTGCAAGAAATGTACAGGGTCTGAATCAGATTGTGCGTACGCTTCACTAGAATTGTGTAAAGAAGGTTGCAAGCCCCATAAATTTGCTTGTCTTACGCAATTTGAGTCAAAATGTATTGCCAGTAAAAAGGAAGCAGCAAAGAACCAAGGTTGCTATGAGTGTGATAGCAAGGGGGGACTCAGCAACGCAACCCAGAAACAATTTGTTTTGGATGTACAAAGTGCATACGCTTTTCATGGGTGTGATGAGAAGAATCCGGCAACTTGCGACAACGGTACAACTGTAGCACTTGGATGGCCTGCTCAAATTACAGAGTCTTTAAAGGACGTTAATTGTCAGTATGACGATAGTGATTGTGATGGAAGATGCATAAATTATGATAATCCGTGTACGGGAAGCGCAAGAGGGGGTCCTGGATTTTCTTCCGCAATTAAAGGTAATTTTAGAAGCGTAAGAACAATTAATTTAGAGGTTGAAGCTGAGAAATCTAATGTTTCTACAAGTGGACTCTATCATGAAGATTTTAATATCTTCTCTCATGAGCCGAGGAATGAACTTAATCTCGTCGCAAATGATAAATATTTAGATATTTTCAATTCTGAGATTACTGAAGAAATTTATTATGTAATGGATGTCGTAGAACTAGCAGCTAGTGGATGGAAAGAATTCCCTTTTTATCAAGTTACCCAAGAAAGTTTGGAAGCTAGTATTCGTGTTGACGTACTAAGCCTTTTTGATTCATTCACTTCTATAGAGGGAGGACAGATTGATAGAATCAATTTTCTTGGCATGATTTATAGATTATTAATGTCAGGCAGGCTAAATGAATTCGAGTTAGATTATTATAATGATTTAGCAAATACGCAAAATAGAAATGAAAGTATAATTTATGAATACAATGAATCAAAAGATTTAGCACAAAGAGCAGCATTAGGTATTATAGTTGATGAAGCTTTATCTATAGATCCTGCCCAACATGAGTATACGGATAATTTATTATTTAAAAGATTAAGATTTTTAAATGAAGATATAAATGCTGTTATACCAATAGATTTAGCGGCGACTCCTACTAGTTCAATAGAGCTACAGAATGATGGCATAGGGATAATAGTCGATAATTCTGGGATAGCTGAAGTGGACAGTTCAGACAGGGTGGCAGTACCTTTGGGGGAAGGGGGAGGATATTATTTTGAAATTACTAAAGACGATGGGACTAAAATTCCTCTGGAGACTAGTTCAGCAGTAAGTTCTACCTATTTTATAGGGCGTAATACTAGAGAGGAAGTATTAGACTTATTTGAGGCAGAAAACGGATTTTTACTTTCAGTATCAGCTAAGGATGGGCAATCTGAGTTTGATACTAATTTTACCTCTTCTGTTACACATGTTAAACCGAGAGTTTTTAAACTCTCTTTATCATCTGTCGAAGATGAAGAAAGTGAGGACCCTTTAATTGCTAGAACTTATGGGAGATATGAACTTCTCGCAGATGCAGATGTTGCAGCGTGGGTAAGGGATCATGGGGCATCAATAACTCAAGTTAATGTGGATTTTAGAGATCCATTTTTTAATTATGCTATAGAATCAGAAAAAGTAGATATAAGATTAAATGATGTTTCTTTCAAATCCTTTGTATCTGATCCCACCAATTATACTTATGACAGATTAGCCCGTAGTATACCATTTGGAATTATTTTAGTACCTGGACAAGGATCTAGGCATCTTCCTTTTGGAACTTTCTCGGAATTGAAAGATTTTGAGACAGATGTAGTGCGAAGGTTGTCTGTATCTCCAAGTATATATGCCGAAGATACTGATGCCCAAACAATTCCGTTAGACATGAGCGCGGTGGGTGATCATCTAGGGGTTTACTATGTGGGTTTATTAGAAAAAGAAGATCCAAATACTGAAGCTGTTATGTTTACTTTTGATGATAGTAGTGAACTCTATAAAGATACCTACTATATTGATGGTGTTTATAGCTCATCCCCTTCTGGTTCAATACCTAGGCCAGCAATGGGGCAGGTAGTTAGGTTAATAGAGGATACCCTCAAGGCTAGATATAATCTGAATGGCCTTACATGGTGGGATATATTTAGAAGACTAACAGCAGATCAAGTATCAAAATTATTTTTAGAAGGCACTGATGAATTTTATACTTCTTTGACGAAAGGAGATTGGAGAGGGGTTGCAATTAGAAATGTACTGAGTAAAGATCCCTCTGATGAGACTGGAATTTTGAGTGTTAAAGATGATAGTATCACAGATACCATTGTATTAGAACAGAATCATAGAAGAAATCCTACCTCATTTCCTAACAACTATTCTTATATCACAGGACCCACAGGTGGAGGGGGATACTAATTTATTATGCCTAGAATTATACGTAAAAAAGATAAATCACAAGGTCATACAGGGCACTGCTATTGGAAGCCCATACTTCCTAGCGTACTTATGAATACCAGGGTTTTCGCGCAAGGTCCTGCGGAAGATAATTTTCTTGTAGTAGTTAAAAATGATACGTATGTGAGTCACGAGTGTAGTCACAACAAGCATAAGCATAAGCACCCAAATCCTAAAGCTACGGGAGCTAGTTCTAAGGTAAAAATAGGAGGCATAGGTGTACACAGAGATGGAGATGGGATATCTTGTGGAGACGCAGCAGACAATGGGGCTACTAGAGTTTTCGTTGATGGTGGAGGAACTCCAGGTGCAACAGAAATTTTAGGAGATCCTGGAGAGACAGTAGGTTACGTGGTAGGCACCGCTATCGTTACTGTTGCATCTAATATTAAGTTTGCATATGAGTATACTACTGCGACGAAGAGTCGAGGCGATCCGCCGATTCCCACCAAGGTTGCAGTATTTTCTAAGGGTATTAAAGCAGAGTATGGTTTTACTGCAATTACTCCAATATATCAAGAAACTAAGAGTGGTGGTAAATCTAAAATGTATTGGCCCAATTACCCATCTAATCATCCAGACGTAATAGCTAAAAAAGTAGAAGCAGGAGCCAATCTCCCTGAAGACGCTCCCGATTCTTATAGAAAACCTATTCCGATAACAGTGCCTAAAATTTTCGCCAAGAAACCCAACCCATTACCTGACCCTGGTTTCCTTCCAGTGCCTAGATTGGGTGCAGGACTGAAATGGAAAGAGGATACAGCTGGTAATATAGTAGGAGTTGAGGGTACTTTAATTGCCTTGCCTGCGGCGAGCGATTGGCCTGTTCCGCCTGCCCATATTAATTCAGTTTTTCTTGTAACAGCAGTGCCCGGTGTGCCAGGAGGTTCTGGTCTTGAAGGAGAAGGTAAGATCACTATTACATATTCTGGGAGAAAGGTATAAATATATTCAACACATTTTAAAAATTATTTTTGGGATGACGTATCTTACCTAAATAAGATAGAAACCTTTATAAAGGATAAATTATGAATCACGTAAATATTCACGAAGATATTGTTAGCGAGCTAGTGACAGGCTGTTCTTGGGGAAAGCTGGGTTACAAGCCTGAGGTAGAGAAGATCGACGAGGCCAAGCAATCCAAGAACAATGAGCCAACCGAAGAGGTTATTGAGGAAGCTCATGTTTGTCCGCTTTGCGAGTCCGAGTTGGCAGAGGATATCTCTGACGATAAGCTTTCTGAGCACATTCAAATGGTTCTTGGAATGACCCAACATATATTTGAGAGCTTAGAAGGGGAAGAGGGCCTAGATCCTATCGATGAACAAGATGATGAAGATGAAGCTATAGCTTCGGAAGGATGAGACCCTCATGTCTAGACTTCCGAATATTTCTGTAGCCGACTTCGCGGAAAATCTGTTGGAGGGGACTATGAGTGATATTGCCACGGGCAACGCTCCTATTCCTGATATCAATAATTCTTCCCCTAGCCCTCAACATATGGCTCCTGACGTATCTAAGTTAGAAGTTCCAGCGTCTATGATAGAATCTATCACTGGAAGGCCTGTAGCTAAGGCTGAAGTTCCGATTAATTCTGATCTCGTTTCTGATCAGAGGGATGATATCAAGGATTTACTGGTGGAAGCGAAGACCGTTGTGTCAAAGCTTAAGAGTCTACTGGGTGAAGACACCTCTCCAGGGGCCACCCAGGCTGGACATCTCGGAACAGGCCCTCTAGCAAAGGCCAGGGCTGCTATGCATGCCAAGAGATACCCCGATGACAGGACATACGATGATATCATGAGAGGTAGAGGTTATAGCACAGATATTCTCCCAGCTGAGACTCCTGGCACTGAAACCCCTAAAGTTACCATTCCGTATAAAACGAAGGGGAAGACTCTTGAAAACAGATTAGAGACTGCTATTAAAAGATTTTTATCTGAAAGAACAAAATCGAGTAGTGTCATGAGAATGGCAGGACTTGTGCGAGATGTGCCTAGACACTATCCAGCAGGTGCAGGGGGAGAGCCAGATCCAGATCCAGGTGTGGATAAATCCGATCAAAGAGCTAGAAAGCCAAAGAGAAAATAACCAGTATGGCAGATATCGTAGAATTTATAAATGAATCAAAAGCTGAGAAAGGCAAAGGTTCAAAAGCAGGAAGGGCCAAGATGCGCTCAGGCAAAGAGCATGTAGAGTCTTCGAAGTCTAGAGTTAAAGTTTATAAGTCTATTATGGATGCTTTAAGAAAAAGCTACATTGGTCAACCCTGGTCAACAAAAAATTCTAAACGCCAATATGTTACGACCGTAGATTCTCATGGGGGCACAAGTAAAGAACAAAAGGTGGGAAATAGAATTGCTAAAGGTTTTACTGGTGGGAGTTTTAAAGACGTAAAGGATTTTGCGGTTAGAACTTTAACAAGACACGGCAAAAGAAGAGAGAAAAAGTTTGAAGGATCCAAATACTGGAAGAGCAGGAAAAAGAAATGATGCACATAATTCAAGACGTTTTTATTCTTAATAATCTCCGTGTCCTGAATGAAGGTCGCGGTGGAACTAAAATGATTATTGAGGGCTGCTTTCAAAGGGCAGACGAGATTAATAACAATAAAAGGACATACCCACAAAAGATTCTTGCTGAATCAGTAAAAAATCTCCAGGGTTCTATCAATGAAAGAATGCTCGTTGGAGAAATTGATCATCCTGAGTATGAGACCGTAAAACTCTCCAAGGCTTCTCACTTAATCACTGGTTTGAGGATGGAAGGAAAGGAAGTAGTTGGAAGAGCCGAAATTTTGTCTACCCCAGCAGGGTCTGTTGTCAAAAGTCTTATTAACGATGGTGTTAAAATTGGTATTTCTAGTAGGGGTGTTGGGACTTTGTCTGAAAACTCTGATGGGACGAAGACCGTAAATGAAGATTATAAATGTCTAACTTATGATATCGTTGCAGATCCTTCGACTAGAGGAGCGTTCCCAGGTTTGTCTGAGTCCACGAAGGTTCAAGGTATTGTTGAATCCACAATGAAGAAGACTCTAGGTGAGAAGATCTTTGTTCAAATGCTTAAGTCTAAGTTGAATGAGGGAAAAAGGGCTACGGCTGCTAAAGATGAGGATGTAAAGGAAAGTTTTTATGAGAGAGTAGCCTTTTTAAATGAGGTAGGTAGAGCTTTAACTCATGACGAGGCAGGAGTATATTCTGGAGGAGCGCGGCGTACAGGGGGACCAAGTGCTGCACAGCGCCGTCACGGTGAAAAGTCGAGCGGGGCGGCTAAAAAGCGCAAAGAAGCACAAGCAGCAGCTGCTGACGTAATAAATAAAAGAAATGCAGAAAAACCCCCAAGACAAGACACTTCCATTGATATGGAATTTATTGTTAGAGGATTACAGAATCTGAGTGAAGACGATAATCTTGATGAAGGTTTAAAAGATATTGCCAAAGCAGTTGGTAGTAAAATTGTAGGTGGTGTTAAAACAGCAGGTAATGTTGCTAAAAAGGCTGTTCTTCCCCTTGCGGTAGTGGGTGGTACAGGTCTTGGTACTTATTTAAACACCAGAGGCAAAACGGATCTTATGCAGAAAATGAGATCGCAACCTGTGGCAACATCCACTGGGGTACAAGGTCCTCACGCAAAAAAGAATGGATCTAATGCTGCGGGAGCTTCAACAAGTACACGGCCAGAGGTGGGTCCTCCCACGAGAGGGCAGTTAAAACGAGAGGTAACTGACCAAGCCACAGATATTAAAAGGGGTTTAGAAAATCCCAGGCGAAAGTAGAATACATAAAGTAGAAAAAAGTAAATCTTTTTAAAAATTGTAATAAATAATAATGATAGGATAATTCTATGGAACAAATGAATGATATAGCGCAACTGCTACCAGAGGGTCTTTCGGACGATGCGGTCAATGAGATCGCCAAGTTGGTAGATCAAACAATCTCGGAGCAAGTTGAGCAAGCAGTTAAGAATCTAGAATCTCAGGTAGTTGCTTTTGTCAGAACCAATGTTGAGGAACTGAAAGAGCAAGCTATTCGTGAGTTGGAACTTGAAAATGATACCTTCAGGAACGCGCAGCTGTTTGAGTCTATGAAGTCTCTTATGGCAGTGGAATTGAAGGATGAAGATGAGGCTATTGCTCTCACTTCTATAGTTTGTGAAAATAAGAATCTGGAGGAAGAATCACATTTTCTTACCTCTGAGATTGATAAGTATATGAAAGAGACCACGCGGCTTGAATCAATTATTGAAGCTCAATCTGGCAAGATAGATAAGCTTGCTAATAGGGAGCAAAAAGTACTTGAACAGGCCAATGCGTTGAAGGAAGCTACACAACGCTTGGAAGAAAGTGGCCCGAAGCCCTTTAAGTCTTCTGAACAAGCTCAATTAGTTTCCGAAAACCGTGATGAGAGAAATCAAGTCGCAAATCAAAGAACTGTGCTAAATGAGTTCTTAAGCGAGGCGGCTATGAATTTGATGCCGACTTCAAAAAAGTAAGGAAATGTTATGAGAGATAATATAGGTGGTTCAGTTGAACTAGTTCAAAAGTGGAGCCCAGTTCTTGATGGTATTGAAGATGATTATACCAGACGAGTTACGGCTACACTCATGGAAAACCAGGCGAAGGCCATTTTAGCTGAGAGGCTAAATGAAGAGGCCCTCACTCCTGGAGCTACTCAAGTCGGTCATTTGGGTACGTTTCAGAAGTTTGCCTTTCCGCTCGTCCGTAGGGTATACCCCGAACTGATTGCTAACAAGATTGTTGGTGTTCAGCCGATGAGTGGTCCGGTTTCACAAATCTTCTACCTTGGTCATTCCCGTGGTGGTAAGAATATGTCAGATCTCTGGGAGCAGCAAACTGTCTATAGTAAGTATAATCTTACTTATCGTGGTCTTGCTGCTAGTGCCATTGGTTCTCAGGCGACCACACTAGGTGGTGCTGCGGCACAGCATACAAATGTTGTTGGTACGTGGGCTGATAACACTACGCAAGCTAGTGGTCTTACTGGTGCGGAAGCCGTTGCAGGTTTTGACCTTTCCAACGTCTTGGAAGTTTCTACAGGATTCGCTGGTGCGGCAAGCTCTACCTATGGTGGTAAGATTGCTTCGTTCCCTGACGCGAGAACAACTCTTGGTTGGGCTGTGAGTTCTGGTGAGAATCTTAGGACTTCTGGTATTCCAGAGTTGACCTTCCATATCCAACAGCAGCCAGTGGTTGCGAGAACACGTAAGATGCGTGCTCTCTGGACTATTGAGGCTTCTCAGGATCTGAAGGCTTATCACAATCTCGACCTTGAAAGGGAATTGACTGAGCTTCTGAGTAAGGAGATTCAGTTGGAGATCGACCGCGAGCTTATCGAAGATCTGCGTATGGTCGCTTATGGAGTTCATAATTCTGCTGGTTACGCTGGTTGGGATATTGATTCCCTAGACAACGCTAATGCAAATAATTTCCAAGATATTGGTGGCAACAGCCCCAATGCCTTTGGAACAGGGTTTGCTCCTTCTGCTTGGACTTATGCTCAGGGCGATGGGAACGGTCCTGATGGTTCGGTTAATGATAATCTGAGGAATGAAACAAATGCTTTCGGAGCAAATGTTTTTGTTCATGATTTTACTGACGGTAATCCTAGTTTTGATCCTCGTCATATCGGTGATACATGGGCTAACTTGCTAGGTGTTATTAACCTTGCAAGCCAGGACATTTATCGTACGACACACAGAGGCCCAGGTACGGTTCTAGTAACCTCACCGCTGATTGCTACAATGCTTGAGACTACTTCCAAGATGGAAGGTGGTATGGCTCC